CCCACTCAACCACCAGTCAAACCACCCACACAGACAATGCCTACCCAGGTGCAGTCTACAATTATAGGTGCAAAAACGACTTAAAGGTCATAAATATTAACATACATGGGCAAGAAACCCCGTTCCAAAAATAGGTCTACAGATAGTTCAAATCCTCCTGTAGAATCACCGAAAGATAACTCTCCCCGGGTCTATCAAAGAGATAAAATTGCTTTTGATTTTTCCATTAGAGAATTACCATGGACACAAAAACAAAAAGATCTCCTAGAAATTCTTTTAGATAAAAATACAAAATGTGTTTTTATAGAAGGACCAGCGGGTGTATCTAAAACTAGCACAGCTGTATATGCTGGGTTAAAATTATTAAAAGCCAAAAAGGCTTCTGATATAGTATTTGTTAGAAGTGCTGTAGAAAGTGCAGATAGTAAAATAGGTTATCTACCCGGAACCATCGATGAAAAATTTGAGTCTTATATGGCTCCATTTACAGAAAAAATGGAAGAGTTTTTAGATGCTGGAACTATTAAAAGACTACACACAGACAAAAGAGTAAGTGCTATGCCTGTAAATTACATCAGAGGTTTACACTGGCCTGCTAAGGTTGTTATAGTAGATGAATGTCAAAATCTCACATTCAAGGAATTAGTTACAACTATAACCCGCTTGGGTGAATTTTCTAAAGTTATATTCTTAGGTGATCCGTATCAATCAGACCTCCAACCAAACAAAGCTGGTGGTTTTTCTAAAATGTGTAAATTATTTGATTGTGAAGAAAGCAAATCTCATGGCATACATCATTTTCAATTTGATAAAAACGATGTAGTTCGATCAGAGTTTGTTAAGTTTGTGGTAAATAAATTAGAAACATACAGCCACCCCCATGAGATGTTTCCTAATAGTTGACTAAATATAAGATGAAAAACAATAAAACAGATTATCAATCACTTAATAACAAACCAATTGGTTGTTCATTTTGTGGTGCTCATATACAAGGTCAAATTATAGAAAGCCGAGATCCGAGAACTAAAAAATTAGAAAAACAAATCCGATGGAGCTGTAAAAATTGTGGAAATTTAGTTCGTATAGGAAGACCTAATTAATATGATAACCAGAATCCTTTCAGAAACTTTAGATAACCTTTGGAATGCTAAAAATTATGGCGGCTCTAGTGAGCAACCACGAAAGGATTTTGCGCCTCAAAGTAACCGAAACGGTTATGATTTCCCTTATCAGCGGGGAGGAGTTAGTCCCGCTCTTCCTACTACCCCAGAAACCTCCCTACATTTTCCACACCCCTTAGAAAATTTACAAGAGGATTTTGCTGCTTGTGCTTTGTCCTTAATGAATGTAGGAAGTAAAATGGCTATCTGTAAAGACACTAACAAATCTTTAGCTCCGGAACAAATAGAAGCCATTAACAAAATTTTGCCATCTCTAGAAGAAATGGTATTAAATTTAAAAGAACTAGAAGCATATTCATCTCTTAGTTTAAATTTAGCAGGCCATCAGCCCGCACTTAACCCCCAGCAAGAAAAACAGGCGTGAGTTCCCTTCACATTCATTATAAAATGGATGTGTATGAATTATAAAGTAATTTTAGGATTTTTAAAATCAACGTCTACTGTTCTGATAGTTTCATCCTTGGCTGGATTTAGCTTTCTTTTGCTGGAAAAACCTTTCTGGCCAGCATTTATATTGGCGGCTATTTCTCAATATGTTGTTTTTTCTGGTATAGCTAGCACCCTAAATCAATATCTATTTTATCAAACCAAACAAAAAGAGTTAGATAAATTAGAAAATCTTTCTTCTCTTTTAAGTTGTGCTACTTGTAATACACCAAATATAGTTACATTTCTTCCAGATCAAAATGAACGTGTCACGTTTGTTTGTGAAAAATGTGAGAGTAAAAATGTAGTTAATATCAGTTTTACAGTTGCCCGAGTTACTGAATTCAAAGATCCTATGATGCCCGGATCAACTATTCCTAGAATTTCCTAATAACCAATATGAAAACAGAAACCCAACCCACAGTAGCAATCAACGAAATTCAACAAACACCTTTAGCGTGGTGGGGAGATGCTCAAGAGAAATCTCTTCAATTGGCTCGATGGATGTCTTTGTATGAAGCAGTTAATATCATTGCGGATAAAGCTGAAGAAAAAAATATTCCTTTTGAAAAGGTTGAAATGTCTCCACTAGATATTAGAGACTATATGCAATCAACGGAGGACATTTTCCTGAAACAAATCCTTAAAGCAGATTATAAGATCCAGGTATATTTCTCGGAAGAAGAAGAAATGGAAGACAGTCTGGATATTTCTTTAGATCCTCTTTAATTATAACAACTCGTAAATAAAGCCGGTATCTTTATTTTCATCAGCAGGTGGCGGCATTTCTACCAAAGGAGCCACTCTTTCAGGAGTCTCATAATTTCCATAAACAGCAGTATTGCTACACGGATTTAGAGATTGATAATCAAAATTATTCTTAGCAACATCTTCAACTGCATCATTATCATCTGAAGGAGTGTTTCCAACACCACCATTTCCAGGCATTCCAGGTTCAAAACTATAATCATATCGTTTGCCTTTTATAAACCAAACATAATGTCCAGCTAATGGATTTCCTTGAAATTCATCTATAACCTCTGTAAGCTGATATCTAGTAGGTCCTCTTTTGGGATAGTTTAGCCTATCTATTCCATATTCTTCCAACACCAAAACATCACCAGCTTTGGGTTCTGAATTAGATCCAAATACATCCATAAAACTTTCATAGTGTATTACCCCAGCTAAATCACTATCTACAACAAATCCAAATTTGGATAAAGATAATGCATCATTGTTGAGATTTAATAAAACAATTAAAGGCATACCCGGCTCAAATCGAGCATTGGGTTCTTCACCATATATTACGTTTACACCAGTTAAGGAAGAATTATAAACATGATATGTGGTGTCTTGGCCATAAATGTTAATTTGTTCTTTCCACCAATTGGAAAAATTTTGCCTCTCATTTATATTTTCTACTTTATTAAGATATCTGAGAGTTTCCATATTATTTTTTCATTAAAGTCCACTTTTCATTTTCTGGATTATATTTTATATAAGCTCCAGTACGGTTTAAAGCCTTTGTGTAAGGTTCACCCAAAGAAGGGTCATGCTTAATATTAAAAGCAGCTAATATAGGTTTAACAACCACCCAACTTAAATTTGGTAAAATTTTACTGGGTGAATTTATAAATTTTTCAACGGTGTTATTTCCCATCTGAGCACCGTGAGATCTACCCACCATATTCATTTTTCCACTTTTTCTGAGGGAGGTAGTTCGTTCTATACTTTGGTGATGTGTTCTAGATCGAGGAGTTTCCTTGCCGTTATTTCTCATAGAATAAGGCAAATCAACCAAAGAATTAGATTTTTTGTAAAATGAATAGAAATTATCCATGATAATATATTTAGGTTATATAGATACTTAGGCAAAAAAAACCCACCACGGCATGTGGTGGGTTTTTAATTTATTGTCGCAACGATAATAAATTATTGTTCGAAAATAGTTTTACCGGTTTTAACTAAACCAGTGTCACTGTTCTTTTTATTTTCCAACTTATCTGACTGATCTCCTAATTCTGATAATGAACCGTCATGTTTTCCACCTTTAGGAACCTGTGCTTTACTTTTATTAACCGGCACAGCCCCTTTAACAACTTGTGATTTAGGACTATTGAGTGATGCTGCTAATTTTTCCAAATCTACTAGAGCATGACCAACTTCTTCTGCATCAACTGCTTCCATTGGAGTTTCTTCTTCGCTGCCTTCTCCACCTTCTCCGTCTTCCATGCCTTCACCACCGTCTTCTCCTTCTTCTTGAAGAGGATCTTCTTCTTCTTCTTCTTCTTCACTTCCTAATACTCTTTCTAAAGCAGAAACTGCTGCTTTCAATGCATCTAAAACTTCTTGCATAGGATCTCCCTCACCGCCTTCTTCTTCTCCTTCTTCTTCTCCTTCTTCTCCCATTTCTACTTCTCCTTCACCGGTTGATGTATCACCAGCAAAGCTAAGAGAGGTGTTTGGATCTCCTTCTTCCTCTGCTTGGGCTTCATCTTCCCATCCTAAATTTTCTTGAGCTAAAACTTTGTTAAAAAGATCGTCAAAAGGATTTTTAGCTTCAAATTTAACATTCAAAGGTTTTGGTTTAGAAGGTTCTGCGCCCTGTGATAATCCAGCGGTTGGTTTATCTAGCTTATCTACATTTTCCAATGTATCGTCTTCATTTTTTGGCTTATTACCAAAAAAATCTGATCCGGCTTTGAGGTTAGATTTTACTTCAGCTGAGGCTTTGCCTTCGCTAATAACTTGTAAATAGGAATTCATTAATGACATAAGTTGTAACAATATTTACCCTATTCTGCGTCCAAAACACGTTCTATTTTATTTTTTTTAAACAAACGAATATTACTAGACTTTAAAGCCTTTCTCAAAAAGGCTTTTGGGGTTTGACTAATTTTCTTATCACTTTTTTCAGAAGATTTTAATACCTTTTTATTAGAAACAAATAAAATTTCACTATCATCAGGACAACCGCTATTTGAATTTGCATTCTTTCCCTTTCCATATGAAATTAACATTTCCTTTGCTGCTGTAATATATTTCTCTTCTATATAACAAGAAACTTTTCCGTCTTGAATGTTTTGTAGAAAGGTTTTATCTGTTTCTAGGATTTCTTTATATAATTCTGAAGTTAGTGGTGTAGCTTCATACAAAGCAACTTCTCCATGTGAGTTTGTGTATTTAAATTTACTATTCATATTTTCTATAATCATATGTTTTCGTTTAATTTCAATATTAATTGAGCTTCTTTTTTCAAATTTAAACATGGTATTATTTCAAATCCCTCTGAACCGCCTACCCATATTATAGTGGGTGGTGCCAATGTTAATGAGGTATTTTTTTCTATAATTTCTGTGTATATATTCAGCTGTAGACTGTATTTAACCAATTCGCAATTATTTAAATGGCCTAGCTCATTCAACATTTTTTCTCCATTATATCCCTTGGATTTAATTTCTTTATTGGTTTTATAATCCATAACAACCAATCTATTCTCTGATACATTATAAGATATATTATCTACACACCCTGCAACGCAACTATTTGCATCGCCCACAACATATTCCGTTTTTACTAAAATGTGATCTTTTACCCACCATTTATAAAATGACAAAAAGTTGTTTATATATTTTGCTATGTCTTTACAAAAGGTTTCTTCGTCTGTATATTGATCATATTTGGATACAAATTTTTTAACAGCCCGATGATCTACTGATGGTTTCTTTTTTTGCAAAAAGTCCTCTACATAGGAATGAAATATAGTTCCCTTTTCACATGCATAGTGTTTTTTAAAATCCCACAACTGCATTACATCTTCTACTGATACTCCTTGCTTCTTAGCTACAATAGAAGCCAATTTTTGAGACTCAAACGGTGGTTCATATTTTTTAATTAATTGAGTAACCGAGCAAATGCGCTTATCTTCAACTTTTTTTATACTATAAGAATGGTTTTGTTCGGAAAAAACAATTCCTTCAAACCCTCTTTCCAACAACACCAAATCTGTAAAATTCATAATAGAATTATAATCTTTTATTTTTAGTAATCTAGTGCTTGAGGATGGTTTTTTTTAATGTATAATATAAACATGAAAGTATTATCAGAAAAATTTACCAAGAAGGGGTTTAAATTTACTTGTATTAAAAGAGAAGAGGATCTAGCTATCTATAAAAGATATATCATTGGTTCTCCTAAAACAACCCATTATGAAGTGGTTGTAATTACAAGTCATAATGGAATTATGATAGGAAAGAATTTTATTGAACCGGGTGAATTGTATCCAAGCAGTTCGCAATGGGGTGATAAGGGATTTACATGTTCAACAATAGATGCTGCAGAAAGAAAATTTTCACAACTCAAAAAAAATAAACAACTAAAGATCAACTCTCCCAAAAAAACACCTAAAAGTGAAATTAACTAAAAAAGAAGTTGAGGATCTGTATAAAAAGACTCTTCATTTAGTTAAAACCAAGCCACCAGAATTTTTTGGTTTTAGAAAAATGAGAGGTACTGTCGGTTTATGCTACTGGACTGATATAGAATTGGATTATAGACGAGATATAATTCCAACAGCTTTCCATGAATTATTGCATTATCTGTATCCAGAATGGTCAGAATCTAACATCTTATATGCAGAATCACGCATAATGAATGTTTGTTCTTCTTTGGAAATTGCCAGGTTCCTTAGACATTTATCTTATAAATTATACAAAAGCGAAATGCTTAAACATTTTTTACAAAAACCTTCTAGAATAGAATCAGTTTCTAAAAGTGCTTGGAAAGACAATTCGGCTAAATAAACAACAATCTTTATGAGTGAAAACAAAATCCTTCAAGTCAAGAAGCGAGACGGTACATTAGTCCCCTTTAACGTTGAAAAAATTAACAAAGTTATTAAATGGGCCGTGGAAG